TATTCAATCACGCACAAATCGAGTTCTCATTTTACCATACACTACACACATTGTAGAAATTAATATATATATTAAATCTACTTAAAGAATAGGTGATATAGTATAGTATAATAGGATATACTATGTCTAATTTGATTTTTACTGATATTGTTGAAGGTGAGCAAATCTTGTTCCAACCAAAAGACAAACAAGTCACATATGTAAAAAAAATAGCATATGTTCCAAAACCCGATATTTATCACAATACTCGTCTTTGGAACGATTTGAAAAAGAAGCCATATGGTCAATTTGCTCTTATTAACGTTACACCAAAAACAATCGTCTTTCGTGCTGACGGAAAGACAAGAAGAGTAAACCGAGAAAAAACCAAATACGGAATAGAATATATCACATACATTTTTCGTGGTTACAGAAAATATCTAAGACCATTAGAAGGAAGTTTAATTGTGACCCACGAAGAAAAAAATACAAAATCTAATTATGAAGATAGATTTATTATATTAGACGAAATTAACTTTTTCAATGACGAAGACGTCAGAGATTTAATCTGTGTATAGTCTGTATAGTATGTATAGTTTAAATTAAAAGAAAAAAATAAATATATGTTCATTGTAATAATTGTATATCAATGTAAAATTATACTATACACTACATTCAAATACTTTATTGTAGATATAAATAATATATATATTTCTACAAAAGGACTTAAAGACAATATTATATAGTATAGTATAATAGTATATACTATGTCTTCCTCGATTTCGCACAATATTAAGAAAAGGGACAGCCCAAATGATATTTTCATTACACCTCTTGACTTATCGAAAAAACAAATCGATATGATTGAATACAAGGAAAATGAAATATGGTTTGACCCCTTTAAAAATAGCGGTTCATATTATAACCAGTTCCCAAATGAAAATAAAATATGGACTGAAATATTGGAAGGAAAAGATTTCTTTGCGGAAACAAGACAAGTTGATATTATATGTTCTAATCCTCCTTATTCTATGTTGAATAAAGTTTTTCAGAAATCAATTGACCTCAATCCTCGTGTGATTTCATATTTGATTGGAGTTGGTAATTTGACCAATAAACGTATTGAACTTATGAACGATAACGGATATGGACTTACGAAAATGTTTTGGACAAAAGTATTCAAATGGTATGGTATGAGTTGTATTGTAGTATTTGAGAAAGATAAACCAAATATGGAAGGGTTCGGTTATGACCGAAAGGTGTGGAAGGAAACTAATTAAATATATTTTCGTGTTTGGTTAGTTTCGGTGGAGGTTTGTATTTTGTTTCCAATAAAGCCATATATTCAGACATTTCATTTCTCTCGATATCGTTCTTATCAGTTTCAACAGGTTTGACCAACTTTTCTTTTGTTGGCTTAATTTTCACATTCTTTAAAACTTTTTTTCTTTTAGGCATTTTATTATATATTGATTATACATAATAAAATGAGTTTAGTTTTTTTGAAGTCAGAAGATAAACAAGCGTCGGGTTCTTCCAATCCGAATAAACCTTATCGATTTTCCAATTACTTAACACAGCCGATTAGGCTTCCTCCTAATTCACAGGTTTCATATGTAAGTTCTCAGTATAGTTTGAATACTGACGTCAACATACACAACGAACCTTCTTACATTCAAACCGAAGACGGAGATAGTTCTATTCTTACTATGCCTGTTCAAGTAACGTATGATAGTGCAGGAAAACAACAAGGAACTATTTACAATAAAGTCAATCGCTATATTTTAAGTGCTAATGAGTTCGGAATGGATGCAGATTATACTGGATTGAAATATGAAGAACAAACATTTTATGGACAACCACAAGAAGTTCCAACTGGTGGGTTTCAATTACTTTACGATGCGGCTAACGAAAAAACAAATATCAGAGCATTAACAAATAAGGCAATAGACCAATACAATTTATACTTTAATGCGATGAACACAAATCCTGCTTATCTTTCTGGTTCTTGGGCAAGTGGGCCGGGTGCGAGTGTTCCTGCTGGTATTAATTGGACAACGACAACTGATAATAAGTTTAAAACGGATATGGCTTGGGTAAACGTTAATGCTCCCGCTGGAACAATGACTTTCGCTGGTGGAGATACTTATGGATTTGCTGTTGATACATTAACGGATGCAGCAACTGCTTTAAGTAGTATTTACGCTGGTGAAGCCGATTTCTATAATACAGGTTTCTCTTCAACAGGTTTAGTTACAAATAATAAATATAATTGGTCACAATCCACAACTCTTACTTCTCAACCGGATTTCGATGGAGGTTTTTATCCTATGTCGATTTCGTCAACAGCAATAAAAAGAAGTGTAGGTAATTTCACTCCAAGCAGTGATGCTCAAACTTCAAATGCAGGAGGTCATATAACACCAGGTGGTTTCGGTATTCCAAGTGGAGGATATTCTGTTTTTGGATTTACCAATACAGACCAAGCCAGAGCAAATACACACTTTGACGCTGCTTCAACTGCTAAGGTTGGTTATTGTGGAATACCAGAACAATATATAGGTGTTCATTCTATCCCTTTTCTTCGTGAATATGGTTATCAAGTTGCGAAAGCAAGTGGATTTCCAGAAGATATATCAAGAACAAGAGATTTTCAATTTCAACAAGTTCTACAATATATCGATTTAAATGAAAGCGTTGACCCAGACGAACCAGAGGGTAATCTTGCGAGATACTTGTTCGGTTGTCAGATATACGAAAGAGAAGAAGCACCCGGTGATATCAGACTTTCCGTTCAGGCGGAAGTATTAAGACCTTCTGGTTTAACGGGTGGTCTTAGTAATATTGCAAGTAGTAGTTATATACCAATTGGTAATGAACTTGATATTTATGAATTATCAAGAGGTATAAATACAGCTGTCGACCCACCATATATATTCGAAGTTGGTGGTGACTATGGTATAAATACTTATAATACTACTGCAGGAAGAACACCAGCTGCTTTGTTTTTCAGATATAGATGGGTTAATAAAAATCAAATGAACTTAGAGTTTACACTTTCTGTTGAAGGTTATGCTGGAACGTATGACCCCAATAAAGATAGTGTATTTGAACCACCAGGTTTCATTCCTCCTGCTCCAAGTGTTCCAGATACTCCTCAAACAATCCAATTAGATAACACTACAACAGGAACAAGTGTAAATATTACAACAAATACATTGTTCACTGATAGTGGTGGAACAGGTGGTGGTTATGCTCCAAATGAAAGTTATGATATTATATTCGTAGCACCTGCAGGAACAAATGCTGCTTTTACTATTAATGATTTTGAGTTTGAACACTCGGCATCTCAAATGTATGACAGGTTTGGTGTTCAATCTTCACCAGACGGAGTGACTTGGACAAATGTTAGTTTTGCTGGTTTCAATTCAAGTGCTACGGCTGCTGCACCTTGGTCGAACAGCTATGGTTCACCACCACAACCAGGTTGGATATTCCCTTTAAATATTGCTGATTTGGAAGCAAAAGGTGGTAGTGGAACAGCTACTTATGATATCGGAGAACAATATGTAAAGTTTACATTCATTTCTGACGGAAGTGCTCAAAGAAGAGGTTGGAGTTTGAATATGACAGCAGTCGGAGAGGTTCAATCAGACCCCAATGACCCAAGAGATAAATGGTGTGTATTAGCCAGTATGACACAATTAAACAATAAATATATAATTCCGAGTTATTTAGGAGATATAGGTCTTGTTCAATATCCAATCGCATCAAGTCCAAACACAGCAGACTTACGTTTCTTACATAAAGGTTGGTATGAACCTCGTGAAACAAATAGATTTTATGAGACGAATAATAATGGTGGAGGTGAACAATATGCTCCATTCAGTCCAGTAAATCCGTTCTATGATGTTGATTTTGTTGGAACATTAGTTTATGATTTTAATAATCCAACAGATGCAACTCACACTTCATCAAATCTTATTATTTCTGATTATAGAGGTAGTATACACTCATTCAACACTGATGGTATTCTGAATAGTGAAGTTTATTTCTTGTCTGTTCCAACTAAATATCGTGAAACTGACTACTTTTTGAGTATGTATGGTTTTAATGCTTTTGACGTAAATCAACCAAATACAGAAGCAGGTTATGTATTAGGTTTCAGAGTTCCTTCTGACCCAGATGCAAAGGTTGAATTAGAAGAGGATGCTGGTGATAGTGCTTTGTTTTCTCTCGTTTCTGAGAATACAATTCAACCTTCCGAAGAAAGTTTTACAAATCATATACAATTGACTAATCTTCCACTTATCTCTCAAAATGGAGTAGTATCAAGTGTAGCCAAATCGATTTTTATTGCTAATACTTTATGTGTTCAATCGACACAAGATAGAGGAAGTTATCGATTTTTCTGTGACAGAGCTCCATATCCTATGTGGATTGATTTAAACAATCTTGAAACTATTGAATTAAATAGATTGGATGTTCTGATAACAGATGACAATAATATTGAACAAACCTCATTAGGTGGTTCAACAGAAATTGTTGTTATGTTTAGACAGAAAGAACAAGGAGGTTTACCAAACACTATTCCTGTTAAATCTATGTCTTTCACAAGAACTTATTAAGAAAGATTGAGAGAAATGATTAATTTTTTTTGTTTGAATTATTTTAAAAACATATTCTACTATATAAGAAAAATGGATTTCGAAGCAGAAGAAGTCAAAACGGCTATTCCGAGCCGCTCAACCTATATGCCCTCTGATAAACAAAAATCATACAAAGCAGGGGATACGTTACGATTTCATATTCCAGCAAGTGTTAACGCATTCTTAGACCCAAGAATGACCACTCTCAATTTCAAAGTAAAACTTAGTGATACTACTAATATTCCATTGTTGAGATTTTCGAACAAATGTGGATTACATTCACTTATTGATAATATTCGTGTATATGACGCTAACTCAAATCTACAATTGGAAACTATACAAAATTACGGAGAGATAGCACAAAAACTTCATTTGTATTCTGAAAACAGGTCTATTAGAAATAAAAGAGCTTTGATTGAAGGTCTTGAATATACTTCTCGTGATTTTGATAGTGAACTTTACGATAATGCACCTTCAAGAAACTCTCACGAAAGTCAATTGTTTAATGTTCCATATCGCTATGATTATTCAGATGGTGCAACTCCTTTTATTAATAAAATCACAACACAAGCAACAGCCGAACCTAATACAATTGAAGTATCTCTCCATCTGTATTCTGGTATTTTAGGACAATTCTCTCAAAAGGTATTTCCTGCTATGCTTACAAATGGTCTTCGTGTTGAAATCGATACTTGTGAACCTAACAAATGTCTTGAACTTTGGACAGCAACAGGATTGACTTCTAATGATGGAGGTCTTCTTACTTCCGAAATCCACTCTGATAGTTGCCGATTTGGTGTTGTCGCAGGTTCAGTAACTACCGCTGCTCCCGTTACATATATCGATTTGTTCTGTGAAAAAAATCCAGGTTATAACCAAGACCCTAACGCAACGTCAACACCTTCACAAGCTGCTATCGATGCAGGATTTCGTGCTATTAAAAACGGATTGTCTGGTGCTGTGAATATGATGCCAGGAAGAGAACTATGGGGTTTTAATAACGCAAATCCTCCCGTATTTAAAAAGTTTGGTGATATTACAAGTGTATCTTCTAACTACGCAACACAAGACGCAGGTGGTCTCGTATCTGTCAGAGTTTTTGTATCTAATGGTATTAATGGTGACGAAATCAACGGAGGACCAGGTAATGACGGCACAGGCACAGCACAAGATGCAAGAAATAACACGTGTGGTATTCGACTACAAGATTGGGGTGCTGGTTCACCTACTATCACTATTTCCGATTTACAATTTATCGTGAAGACACTTCAACCTCCTCAATCATATATTTCTTCTATGTTGAAACAAGTTGCTACACAAGAAGGAGTTCAATATGATTATTTAACACTTGATACATACAGGAATAATGTTTTGAGTGGTGAAAGAGTTGTCCAATTAAACATTCCTACTCTTAATCATCGTGCTACTTCCATTATGACCCTTCCTATGAATAATAGTATTTCTACTGAATATTATCACAAAAATCTCGATACAATTATCGATACAGCTGATAACTATAACTATCTCATATCAAATAAACTTGTTCCTACTCGTAAAGTTCGCCTATCACAATTAAGTCAAGCTGTTCCTAAAACAGAACAAGTTGCACTATTCGAAGCAGAGAAATCTCTCACAAGTGTTAAAGTTCACCCTAAAAATCTCGATTATCAAGACCAAAACTTTTTCATTGGTAGAGCTCTTGGAAGATATGGAGGTGTATACAATCTCGCTGAACAAGGAAACGCATCTCTAAGAATTGAATATGCTTCACCTCAAACAAATAAACTAATGGTTTCTTATATAGGAGGTATTCGTAGATTAGTGATAAATAAGGATGGTAAGTATATCGAACCTTAAATAATTTTTATTGATTTTTTTATATTATGTTATGTTATAATAAATAATGACTACGAAGAGAGAATTATTGCAGTTTGTTCCCGTAAATATTGGTGCTGAAAACAAGTTTAGTCCAGATAGAAATGGTTTGCAACAAGTTGTTTTTCAGATACCTAAACTTCCTCGAATTATGATGGGTAAAACATTGAGGGTTAATGGTAGTTTTAATGTTAAGGATAGTGGTAATAACGCTCCTAATAACGGAACTAATTTTTTCACAGCCGCACCAGGTTCGAGTGTATTTTGGATTGACGGAAGAATTGGTGTATCATCTTGTATAGACAACCTTTCTATTCAGAACTTAAAGGGTGCTACATACTCAAACGTTAAGAATTACAATCGCCTTTGTTCTTCTCTCGTTCCTTTAAATCAATCTTTTATGAACTATATTGGTTCTGTGGATGACGAATACGCACCAGGTAAACAGATAACTATGGCTAAAAGATGTGACCGAGAGTTTGATTTCTCAATTCCCCTATTAGATGGATTTTTACAATCTGACCCTATCGATATGGACTTGGTTGAAGGTCTTGTAATTACTTTGACCCTTGCTCCTTCTAACTATGTTATTCAGAATAACAAATGGTTAAATAATGCGGCTACTCCTCCAAATGGTGCTTATTATGAATGGTCTGATATTGTTTTATCTGTTGAGACAGAAATACCAGACGCAAAAGGTCAAGAAGCTCTTATGATGAATAAAACAGGAATGATGCAATACAAGACTTATTCCAACTTTTATTCTGTTATTGTTTCCAATCAACAAAATATTTCTTACCTATTTAACACAAGAAATACTACTGCTTTGATTGGTAATATTATTCCATCTCAGTGGTTAAACAACTATTCTTATTTTTCAAGTTCCACACCTCAATTACTTTATGAAAACGCAAATAATGTATTAAACAACAACATTCAAGTTGATAGTTACACGTATCAGAAATCAGGTGTTCGAACTCCTTACGATTTTGAAATTGTTTCAGAAGATACACAAGGTCAAGGAACAGCAGATAGTGTTAAGAATATGACTGAATTGAACTCTATAAGAGATGTTTGGGATTTATACAACTTTGAAAAATCTCTCAAAACTGAATTATGTAATCCTCTATCTGATACAAAGAAAAACAAGTTTGATAGGAACAGATATTCTATTGTTGAGGAAGATTTGGAAAATCAATACAATATAGGAGTTTCTTATGATAAGTTCTCTAATGGTGTTGATTTTAGGGGTGAGACATTTGGGCTTCGTATACAATCCACACTTCCTTCTAATGCTCAATTTCAACCTCATTCTCTCTTTTTGTTTGTTGAACACGAAAACACTATTGTATTTAAGGATGGTATGGTTCAAGTGTTAAGTTAAACTTTTTTGTAATTTTTTTTTTTTAAACTTATTTTTATGTGATACTATTATATAAAAATGAGTGACCTCCCCGACGTTCTCAAAGTAACTCCTCTGAAAAGACCGATTAACCAAGAATGTTCAACTGATATATTACAACCTACTACATTCAGTCAAACCTCTTGTAAGTTTGTATTACCTAATGTAGGTATTCTCGATGCTAATTCACAACTACATCTTTCACAAGTTGTCACTGATAGCACTGCACCAGCTGTTGATACTAAATCATTTTATCCTGCTACTACTGGTGCTTGTGCTATGGTTCAACGCTGTTTTTTAACTATTGGTGGAAAAGAAGTGTGTGACGTTCGTGATGTAAATCAATATATCAACTGGAAAAGACACCACTACTCTAATGAATACAAAAAAGGCGTGGCTATGGTTCACCAAGCAGGAAATGATGTTTATATGGGAAGTGCTGGTTTAGTTGATACAACTAATTTTACGGCACAAGAAAAAGCTGCTCGTGGGTTTCTTCCACCATATGGTGTTATTGGTAGAGAAAGCTCAGAATATGGTTTTGTTGATACTACGGCTGGTGCAACTTTCGCTGAACAATCTAATACGAAAGTAAATACCGAAGATAAAGCCAAGCGATTAATTCCTTATGAAGCCTCACGAACACCAGGTATGTTAATCTCATTAGCACAAATTATTCCACTTCTTGTGGGTGTTCAACTTCCACTTTTCGCAATAGAACAAGAAGTCGCAATCATTATCGAATGGGCTGCTCCTACTTGGGGTCATAGATTTATGTTCGCAGGATTTAATGCAGCTGGTGACCCAATTGTTAAAACCAATTTAACTTCTACTATTGTTGAAGACGATGTTTTCTTGGTTATGGATACATTGTTTTATCCTTCTCTTATGGCTGATATTAAAGAACAAATCTTCGCTCGTGGTGGTTATTCTATTGGATTTGATGATGTCATTACACAATCAAACTATCTTCTATACCAACAAAATCAAGGAACAACCACTCACGATTTCCAAGTTCCTTTATCTGGTAAACGTGTAAAACGAGTTATAGTTCAGAAACAAGCAGAACAAGAACAAATCGTAGAAGCCTTGAATTGTGGTTTTTACAACTCTGTTGCTTTACGAACTGGTGAAGAATACAATTTCAGAATTGATAATAACAATGTGTATTCTATTCCTATCAAAAACACAGCACTTCAAAGACAAGAAGTCGACGCTGTTGAAGGTATACCTCTTGTTATGAACTCTAATGTATATTCATACAAAAATGTTGTTACAGCTGATGGTCAAATCCCCGCTAATGGTGCTACAATTACACCTCGTCTTCTGAATACTCACGTTCAAACAAACGAAATCGGTTCTCAACACTATATCGGGTTGAAAATAGAAAATGCTTTTGGTCAAGGTCACCTTATGGGTATTCACCCTCTGATTTATACTGAGAAGGGTCTACTTACTCAATACGATGGTGGAACTGGAACAGCACCAAACAGACAAAGTGCTCGTGTTGTTAGGTTCTTCGCTGTTTATCAGAAAATTATGAATATCAATAATGGTATCGTTGAAGTTATTGATTAATTCTCTCAACATAAATAAAATGGCGAGTTTAACATTAAGAGGTAATTCATTTCATAAAGATGACGATTACGAAACAACCGAAGAAATGTGGGTAATGATTAAACATATTATTCCTCACGGAAAGATAGTTTATGAACCCTTTTATTGTTCTGGTAGAAGTGGAGAGATAATGAGAGAAATGGGATTTATAACAATACACGAAGATGAAGATTTTTTCATTCATCATAAAAGACATACATACGATATCATAGTATCCAATCCTCCGTTTTCTATTAAGAACAAAATATTACAAACATTATATCAAATCGACAAACCATTTATTCTGATTGTTCCAGTATCTATTATCACAAAAAAGTATTTTACAGAATTATACAAAGATAAAGACATAAGTATTTTAATTCCTCCAAAACGAATGCAATTCAGTAAAGCAGGAAATCAACTCGATAGGTGTTGGTTTGATTGCATATTCCTCTGTTATAAACTTGGATTGGATAAACAAATTATCTATTTATAATATATAATGCCTCCGAAAGATAAGGAAACTGGACTAAATAAAAAATATGTTCCTAAATCATTGACACCCTCTCAAAAAGCAAAACAAGTTAAATCTATTCGTGAAGGAAAACCCAGACCTAAATTGAAAGGTATTCCACAAAGGAGAAGTCCATACACTATTAAAGCCGAGAGATATTTTGGTAAAGGAAACACCTCTGTCTCTGATATAGCAAAAAAACTGAAAATACCAACAACGGGATTGTATGCAATTAAACGCAAAGGAGAGAAAGCTTATTTTACAAGCGGTTCGAGACCTAATCAAACACCTCAATCGTGGGGATATGCAAGATTGTTCAGTGTATTATTTGGTGGAAAAGCGAGAAACGTAGACAAAGAAGAAGTCAAGAAATATAATATACCACTTCTTAAATAATTATTTCGTTGAAATCTATGTAAATAATTATCTATACTATACATATAAGATGTTTAAGACAGAGTTGGATAAAGAAACTGGAAAATATAAAATCTTCAACAAGAAGAAAGGTGAGTATTCGAAGAGAATGTTTTCAACTAAGGAAAGTGCAAACAAAATGGTTGATTTATATACCAATTTCTCAACAAGAAAGAGAGAAACAGATATTTTGAAACGAGGAAAAGAAGTTAAGGCAGCAAAAGCAGCAGGTGTTTCTCTCAAAGACCCTACTAAGAAACCTCGCATTATCAGAAAGAAAGCAAAACAAACAGAAGAATTAAAGGTAGAACAATAATCATTTCTCTCTTATATAATAAATGTGGATATCAAAATTATTATATACGAGTGTTGTATTCGTTACTGGCTATAACCTTTTATATGATTATATACCTACTGAAATAGCAAAAACATTTTATACGTGTCCTAATATTGACCCTATACTCAAAAATACAGCCATAGAAGTAATTGATAATATCAATCAATATAATATATTATACATTTCTCTCAAACAAGGTTTTACAGAACCAGTATATCAGAATGGAATAAATGAATTATGTGACTTTAATGAATACAGAAACAACTTTGGATATACAACAATTCAAGGTGATAATGAAACAGATATTTATATTTCTGATTTATTACTTCATACACCAAATACATTATACAATGTTGTTTATCACGAGTTCTTACACGCATTAGGACTAAATCATACAGAAGAAAACGATGGATTAATGAACTATAAATTACATATTGAAAGAAACAGAATTATTGATGACAAAAATAAATTATATCCTTCTCTCGATGACATTAAAGGATTGCGATATATTAAGAATAATTTGTGTCTACCTTAAATCATACCATTCGTCGATTGTATCTTGAAAATCCGTTGTATCGAATGTTTTATTTTCAACAGCATCTTTAAAGAATGACCTTCTTATTTTTTTTATGTTTCGTTTGTATCGTTTCTTATCTCGTTTACTATTTTTGGGAAGAAATCTCACTCGTTCTTGGTCTTCTATATGTTCAGTTTCTCTTGATAAAGTATCTCCGTAATTCTTTATGATTTCCATTTATTTTCTAATGATATTATATTATGGCTAAATATAAGAAATCAGAATATAAGTTCTTACGATTTGAGAAGTCAAAAACAAAAGGTAAGAAATATGATGCAATCCTACAAAACAAAGAAACCAAACGTGAAGTCAAAGTATCGTTCGGAGCAATAAAACCAAATGGAGTTCCTTATGAACAATTCAAAGATAGCACAGGGTTAGGTTTATACAGCAAATACAATCACAATGATAAACAAAGAAAAGCAAGATATCGAAACAGACATAGTAAGGAAAAACCTTCATTCAGAGAATATTATAGTCCGGGCTACTTTGCTTGGTATAAACTCTGGTAGTATATATCTCTCCACATATATAAAACATATAGTTCGTTTGTATTCTATATTTATAATATATAGGAATATTAAAAGGTAGAAATGGAAAATTGGAGATTGTTTCATAATTATTTAGTATCTGATTTGGGTAGAGTAATGAACCGCAAGACTGGAAGAATATTAAAACTGCACGACGATAGAAGAGGATATTTAAAGTGTATTCTCTCAATCAACAAAAAAGCTATCACTTGGAAAGTTCATAGTTTAGTTATGTATGTATTTATAGGAGAAAGACCAGTCGATACGTTAACAAACGAAGCTTTACAGGTTGACCATATAGACAGAAATCGATACAATAATCACCTCGACAATTTACGATATGTTACACGGAGAGAAAACGCAAGAAATACCAAATCATATCACGCTGATATATTGGAAGAAGACCCTAAACTAAGGAAAAAACTTATTGCTATGAAAAAGAAAAATATCTCTCTACAAAATAAATGAACAATTCAGATTTTATAAACGATTGTAATTGTAAATCAGATGAACAAGCTTGTATAGATTATATAGTCAGTTTGAGTGTGGTTGCATCAATGTTTATTGTTTCAGAGATATTACCATTCTTAAAAGGTCAGAACAACGGACTTGCTGAATGTTTAGTCAAATGCTTTGAAGGGTCAGAGTGCTTTTTAAGTAAATTAATCGAATGTCTTAAAGGAGAAAAAGAAGAGAAAGATGGTAGTATCGAAGTAAACACAAAATTAACGACACACCAAGAACAACAAATGCAAAACTCTATAAACATTAATATAGGAGAGACGAAGTTAGAAAAATCTTAAATTATCTTTTTTGTTATACTAATATATAATAATAATGCTTGGAATAGGTGCTTATTCAAATACTTCTAACATAGTTAATAGTGAGGTCAGACAATTCAAAGGATTACAAGACGAAATCGCTATTGAAAACAAACAACTTCAAGCTCAGGCAGGACAAAAAGCAGATTTGGATGATTTAAGAAACATTGGTCAAGAAATGGGTATCAAACAAGGTAAAGATTTACTCGAAAAATATGGAAAAAAATTATATAGAGGTAAGATACCATTTACTGAAACTTCTATCAAGGAATTAGACCAAAAAGCAGGTTCATTCGTTGAAGATAAAATCAATACAGCAATTGAACAAGGTAAAAACTATATGGGTGAAATACAAGGTTCATTCGGTAGACAGAAAGCTAATATGAGTTTTTCTGATAGATTAAACAATGGTGTTGAAATGCCCGAACTTGGAGAAAAAGAGATTGGAGAAATACCAGAAATCGCAAATCAATCAGAAGTAACTGCAACTATAAATAATCAAGCAAGTCGTATTACTTCTATTGAAGAATTATCACAACCACCAGCTACACAGCCACCAGTTGAAACCGAAATCAATCCACGAGTAAGATTAGGCACAGGTTCAGGCGAAGCAGATTTAGAAACTATCGCAGAGTTCAAGAACAATCCAGCTGAAAACTCTATTTCTACTGATGTTGGTAAGTTTGAAGACCACCTCAATTCAAAATATGGGAGTTTTAGTTCAGGAGCGGAAACAGAAGGTAAAGCAATCGCACAAGGTGTTCAAGACGCAGGTGAACAAGCAGGAACTGATTTAGCTGCAGCCGCTTCTGACGTAGCAGGTGTTGAAACAGGTGAAGCCGTAGCTCAAACAGCAGGATTAGCTTTGGATGCAACCGGTATACTTGCTCCACTTGGTGGGCTTATCAGTTTAGGTGCTGATATATTCGCTTTATTTGAAGCAGGTAAAACCGCTGACGATTTTGTAGAGAGAGAAATAACTAAAACAAAACCAGAACCACAAGCAAGTTTGATACCTCAACCAACTGCACCTTTAACATTAGCACAGAAAGGATTTGGTGTAACTCCAAGTTTAGATACTTACGATATAGCTCATACGTCAATAAGTTCTCGTTGGTAAATCTTAAATATATGTTATGTTATTATAATATATATTTAAGGAAAAATGATTTAAATATAATATGTTTATATACTATATATTGTGATATGCCTGTCGAAACTCCAATCATTCAAGTAGTTTCCGATGTTTTTTCTGATATTAAGAATTGTCGAAAGTTCGATGTTACCAAATATGATTTAGAAGAACCAAACAATTATTTTGAGTATCTTAATCCAAAGAAGCCAACACATCCATTTTTAGATTTAGACAATCACAAAAAATACAAGGATACACCAATCACCAAATGTGAAAAGGAGTTTAATGATATCGTATTACGAATTGAAAAGAAACTCATAAACACGTTTAGTGACTTACCTATTTTAAACGCTTCACATTTTAAATCTGAGAAATATGTTAAGAACCCTAAAACATACCAACTTGAAAAGAAAAGTGTAGAGCCTAAAATATCATTTCGTCTTACTGACCACACGAAAATATGTTCTGATATAGCAGAATGTAAATTATACTCTCTAAATGAGTTTAAGGAAAAAGTCAAGGAATGTTTAGGTGACGATTTCAATTATCTCGATTGTGATAGTTCAGTATATCGAGGTGGTGATGGTGGTAAAATGTCTTGTGTTAATGCTTACAAACACCCTCAACAAAAAGAAAGAATTAGAGAATTGGTAAATGGTGAATTAGAACATACATTCATTCAACACCAATTCGGTAATGAAGAACCTGCTAAACACATTCCGAAACCGAAACCAAAAATCACAAAGAAATCAAAAGTGGGTAAGACCACCACAAAAGAAGGTAAAATAAAAATCAAAAAGAAAATTGATGACAAAGTAATTGAAGTTGAAACACCTTGTGAGGAGTTGGTTCAGAAATATTGGGATTACGCAAAATTAATCGATAAATCAAAATTAGGTGAACGAGAAAATTGGTTGAACTTTACATTTAGACATATCAATATTCTTGGACTTGGTGATTACGACAATTATGATAATTTCTTGAAAGATACAACTGGATACGAGGATTTATGTAACAGAATGAAATATGAAGAATTATTTGAGAAGAAAGAAGATAATAACAATCATTATGGTTGGAAATACTTATATAATCTCGCTTATAACAATGATAAAGAAACTAAAATAAAATTAGACCAAATATACAGAGAACCTTATTCATTATGGACTTGTTTGAAACAAAAATCGAAATCTGATAAATCAAATATTTCAGAACAAATTGAAGAAATAAACAACAATGAAGACCTCACCAAAAAAGCAAAGGATAAGAAAATAAAAGAATTGAAAAAGATACAAAAAGAAGAAGAAGAGCAAGTTTATAAAGATATGAAACCTTATTTTGAATTGTATCATTTCAAACTTGCTAAACCAATGAGATTTTGTAGAACTACAACCGATTATGATGTTGTCGATTTATTATCAAAGAAAGTATTTTGTGATTTACACGAAAACTTAGAAATAAAAGACGAAACACCATTCACTAAAAAATGGCTTCGTGACCCTACAATGAAAGCATACGATAATTTAGATTTTATTCCATATGGTATGAATTGCCCTAAACAAACATTCAATCTGTTTACTGGTTTTCGTATCGAAAAGATTAGGTCAACAGAAAAACATTCATTCAAACATATTTTAGAAACAATAAAATTAAATGCGGGTGATAATGACGATATGTATAATTATCTGTTGAAATATTCCGCACACTTAGTTCAGAAACCAGCTATACTTCCAAGAACAGCGATTGTAATCGTTGGTGAACAAGGGACAGGTAAATCGTCATATTGGGAGAACTTTGGTAAGAAAGTATTAGGTGATAGATACACGTTACAAACTTCCAAACCAGAGAAAATAGTAGGTAAGTTTAATGTAAATAAAAATAAGTTGTTGGTGGTTATGGAAGAAACCGAAGGCAAAAACACATTTTTAGCAAGTAGTGAAATCAAAACATTAATCACACAAGAGGATAATTGGTGGGAAGGAAAAGGTAAAGACGCTATTCTTGTAAGAAATTGTGGAAGAATGATATTCATTTCAAACAATAGAACACCCGTGAAAATCGAACAATCTGATAGAAGATTTGTAGTTACTGAAACAAGTAATCGACACAAACAAGACCAAGCATTTTTCACAAAAGTATTAGAAGAATGGAAAGACGATATAGCAGTTAAGAACTTCTACGAATATCTTATGAGTATCGACATATCAGATTTTGATGCTGAACGTGATAGAGTTATCACAGAAGCATATAAAGATATGCAGAGTGTGACTATTCCAACAATCGCAAGATACTTGGAATGGAAATATTATCACTATCTAAACTCGAACAAATGTTTATCAAGACAAAAACAATCGAACGCTTTATTTGAAAATTATATTGAATGGATGAAACAAAGTGGCTATCATACTGATACAATCAATATAACCACATTCGGTAGAGATATCAAGAGATATGAAGGTGTTACAAAGAAACGAGGACAATATGGTATTACCTATTATTTCGAATGGAATGAAGTATTTGAAGACCTCAAAAAGAAAGGATTTGTTGATGACACAATCGAAGAAGAGGATATTATAGAAGATTAATATACTATATAATGTATAGAATGTAGAGTGTATAGTCATTTTTCAGTCCGTGTGTATATATTTATATTTTCAAAAACATTTTTCTTTCAATCTCTAAAAACTATACATAACCCTACATACTATACATTATTTTTTATAATAATAATAAAATATATAATAATATACACTACAAAGGTAAGGATTGTGAGGGAATGTGAATGTGTTTTGAAAAAGTGTAGAATACTAAACCCTACATAAACTATACATAATCTCAGAAAACCCTACATAACTATATAGTATAATAATATGTTATAAAAACAATTTAAATATATAGTATATATATAAGTAATAATGGATAAACCAACACCAACAACCAATTCAGAGAAATCAAAGTTGTATAGGCAACGCAACCCTGAACGCTGGAAGCATACAATCACAACATATCAGAAGAAGAAGTATACTTGTGAATGTGGAGCTACACTATGTAATAAACTAAGACCACAACATTTGAAAACAAGGAAACACAATGAACGGATGCAACTAATCAATAAAGTTAAGGAACAATATGAACTTAAAGAAAGTAGTTCGGAAGATGAACTTAAAGAAGACTAAATTATACCATACATAAATACTATAATAATATTTTTATAAATAATATTATAATATCAATTACTTTTATAAAAGTTATGGATTGTTTTAAGGATGACAAGACAGCAGGATTATTCCTCGAAATCAACCCAAACATTGATGAGATAGCAAAGGAGAACGAAGAATTAAATGTAGATGCAGATTTAGAGGATAAGCAGTCAGTAATCAAAGAAGAGAAATATGACCACGACGATGTATTCGAGGATACAAAACCAAAGGGTAAACCGAAACCAAAACCAAAACCAAAACCAAAACCGAAACCTAAATCGTATACAGCAGAAACCGAACCAGTTGAAGAACCAATTGAAGAACCAGTTGAAGAGGCGACGCAAGGGGACGCAACCCCTACATTACCTATGACTTATAGGGAGAGAAAAAAGATAGAGAAAGAAAAACAGAAGGCAGAAGAAAGACGATTGAAGGAGATTGAAAAACAGAAACGTAGAGAGGCGACAGCCGAGAGAAATAGACAAAAGGCAAGGGAACGATATTGGAGAGAAAAACAAATGAAACAAGAGAAGAAGCAAGAACAAGATAAAGAGATACCGAAGAAAATTGTAGAGGAAACCAAATCAAAACTCAATTCATTTCAGAAGAGAGATTTGAATAGTAAATTAAGTAAACCGAATGATATGGATTTTGCTACATTTACAACATATATGATGAAGTATGAAGATTTAAAACACCAATTCAACAAACAAAAGGAACGAGAAGAAGAAGAGAAACGAAAACGAGAACCACCAAAACAGACAGCAGTGAACCCGTTTCCTCCAAATTATCCACTACATCTATTATATGGTTCATCAAAGAAGAAGAATAGAAATAATTTCTTCTGAATATAATATAAGATGTCTGAACTCGATATAAAACCCGTAAAAGCAGTTGAAATCAAAGATGATGATGATTTTCACGAAAACCTACCAAAAATACAGAGGAACAATGGTTCACTTATTATTATTGTTGCACCAACTTCAACAGGTAAAACCACACTGATTAACAATTTAGTATACAATAAGCATATGTGGGGGAGAACACAGAAAAGACCAAATGGAGCATTCGATGGCGTATACGTATGGTCACCCTCAATATATTTAGATGACACAAGTAGATTTATGTTAGACGATTTTGTGTGTAGTGATACATTTAAAGATGAAGATTTGGAAACATTGAAAGAAAATCAATTGATGTTAGCGAAGGAGGAACGAGGGAAACTTTTGTTGATTATAGATGATAGTGTTGGATTGGACGTATTGAAAATGAAATCAAGTTTAACATATTGGGCAACCCGTCATCGCCACCTGAATGCATCGATTATTCTCTCGGTTCAGAATTATAGGGCTTGTAATTCAATTATCAGAAACAACGCTAAATGTGTAATTGTTATGTATGGAGTGTATAATATGAAAGAGCTTGAAAAATTAAACGATGAGCTTGGTGATGTGTATAAGGGAACATTATTGTATTGTTACAAGAAATATTGTAATAAAAAGTTTCAATTCTTGACTTTGTATCCGAGAGAAATGCCTGTGAGAATGCTTCTGAACTTTTCACAAGAAATAGACTGGAAGAGAGAAGTGAAGAATGCAAGAAGTTTCAAGTTAGAAGATTACGATAGTGACAATGAGAATAATGAAGAATAAAATAATGTGATAATATATAAACTATGGAAACAAAGCTGATTTATGTAAACAAGGACGGAGCAGCCGTGAGAAATGAAGAAACAGGAGAGTTCATATCAGAAACTCCAAGTATAATATGTAAAGCAGGAGATTTGTTATCGATAGAGAGTATAGCGGTATCAACTGACGGAACTGGTGCAGATACAATTGAAATACCGAAGGTTGTAAGAAATTATAATTATGCTACAAATGAAATACTTTACGAGTTTATGTTTTATATACATAATAATTTTAAATATGCGGGACAATTACCATTTCACGGAACAGAAATATTTGAGAACCAAACAGAAATTAATTATGGTGACATAAATCCGAGTGTATATGTTGTTACTAGTAATAATGATTATTATTGTGAGAATGCTTCATTTGCTGATTTTTACGGAGGAACGAGATTTTGGTTAGGTTCTTGGGGGAATGATGGTGACGACCCTATCATTCCATATTCTGTAAATACAAGTGACCAAGACCAAAGTCTCGGAACTGGTAATTTGGTATATAATTTCTTAACAACAAAGATACCTACTAAATTAAATTATGGATACAATACACCTGAAAATATAACAAGTAAAGTTACATATGATTTACACAATAGTGCATTTACACCAAATCGATTTACAATTGACGAAGAACCAGAGAATTATTATCAACCGAACTTATCTAACAGCGTAGGAGGAGGAACGCAGCAACTACAAGCAACGGCGACATCGAAAAATAGTAGTGTAATGACCATATGGGCTACATTACGAAATTATTTTAGTAGTTCAATTGGTGGATATTATGGTAATTATTCAAATCTAATCGCAACGAAAATGCCGTTTTATTGGTATTGGGGGTCACGATTACAAGCAACCCTTCCAAATGGAACATTGAAAGAAAATGCTTGGCTTACGTCTACTTATGCAGGTTCAAACTATACACAACAGGATATAGTTGCTTTGAATGCCTTTAAACAGACAGCAGGAAGAACATATTTCGTAAAAGGAGATGCGATTGTGACCAATATACCATATACAGAAGAAAATATAATCAAGGTAAAAAATCTGTTATATGCTATGAAAATATATAACAACAAAACTGGTAAAACGAGAGAAGAAATGAAACAAGATAAATCTGCTTTTACAAGTAAAATACTTTTCGGAAAATATAATGACGGAGCAGCACTACCATACTTTAATTCAGTCCAATTATTCGATAAAAGAGGAAGTGGTAGTTTATCGTGTATACCAACGAATACTTATACACAGACATTTTACGATGAGAGTTTGGTAGATTTGTTGTTTATGCCTGTATTACAAAGTGGTATAACAATAATAAAGAATGAACCTTTGATATTGGCTGACGGAACATACTTACAAGATAATAAGAGTGTATGTAAATATTTTGATGTTAATATCGGAAGAGCGAGATTATTGCCTTCGGCTTCTGGAAAAGATGTAATATGTTTAATAAGTAACGAAGCTCCGATATTACCAAATCTTCCTTCTGATATAATACCTGGTGGTTCATTTGTTTTGTTTGATAGTTCTTTTACGAGAGATGAAAGTCATTCTATGATTATGGCTACTACCGATTTACGAGCTGACGGAAATAAACACACATTATCTGATATTGTGAGAGGTATAAATGTGGGAGCACCAAATATTCAATTACTTTTCAATGGAGATAGAAGTCGATTTGGGTGGGCGAATATGTATTGGTCACAATATATAGGAAATGAAGAAGGAGGAACAGACGAAAATCCAGCGGCTTCAACAGAGGTAATTGCAGTAAACAGAGTAAACAAATTATATTTCAGAAAAGCGTCTCAGGACATCGTATATACAACAACGGCTCAAAGTGGATTAGGATTTTACAAAATATATGTGAAAGATACAGATGGTAATTGGGTATACATAGACCCTAAAAATCAGAATGATATTGATACAAAATATAAAAATTGTTATTTGGAGAGAATAGGATTTGATATTACTGATTTGATTGACGATTTTGGATTACCAACAGCATTATATCAAGAGAGAATGGAGTTTGGTAATGAACCGATTGAATATCCACAATATTTTCCGTATCCTCTCACGTGTAGTCCAGAGGTCGATACAGCATTTAATATATCGATTAATGCAACCACAGCAGGATTTCCTACATTTAATTTATCTCTCGAAAAGAATAATACAGGAATAAATGTTGCGGCTCAGAGTGCGGAGATATTAGCAAGAAATAAACCTGAAAAACTTTCAACTCCATATTGGTTAATCGAGAGTGATTTGATACCAGCGATAAAATATTACGTGGATGGAAAACCAAGAAATATAATGGCTGTATGTAATCGAGCATATGGAAGTGGAGATTTTGTGTTTTCGTTTTCAAGTGATTATAAGTTTATTAATACAAAAGAGTTTGTAATATCGTGTATAAAAACGAATATACTAACTTCTGATTTAGTCCCTGCTATCGTGGACGGAAATACAACAATCATATATAAAATAGAAAGTCCAATTATTCCGAACTTTGTGAGTGCTCAACAACAGCAGGAGTTGGAAATGGAAGAGGAGGCAAAGAAGAAATAATGTTCCCTGCAATATCAATCATTTCTGTATATTCTTCTTCTGGTTCTATTATAGCCATTTTTTTCAATTCTCTCTTTGATTTATCTTTACAGAATAAATAATCATAATGTCTTTCTGATTTATCACGAAGGTTCATCCAACATTTACGATGTATTTTCTTATCACCTGGTTCATAGTTGCGAAGTGTTTTGCGACATTCGACACATTTTTCTTTTGTCATCATAATATATATAATGGGTAGAAAAAAAAAATATGAAGACCTAACGGATGAAGAAATGAAACAGAAGAGAAAGGAGTATATGAAAAAATATTATATGAAGAAAAAACATCACATCGTCGACGGAACATATCAGAAGCAAGAACCAAAGAAGCCAAAAATACCTCCCCTAACAATAAAACACGGAGAGTTTGTTGTATCATTCAAATAATTATCTCTCCATAAATCAGAAATGAAAAACATATTGTTCGAAGAAACTAATGATAGGTATACACTTTTTCCTATAAAGGACGAGCATATATGGGATACATATAAAAAATCTGTTTCTCTCTTTTGGACTACGGAGGAGATTAATTTTACTGGTGACGATAAGGATTGGGAAAAAATGAAAGATAGTGAAAGACATTTTATTAAAATGATATTATCTTTTTTTGCGAGTAGTGACGGAGTAGTCAATGAAAATCTTGTAAATCGTTTCTCTCACGAGGTTCAATTAGCAGAAGCAAGAGCAGTATATTCAATACAGAACTTCATTGAAACAATACATTCGGAAACGTATGCTTTGTTAATTCAGACATATATAAAAGACAAGGACGAGAGAAATGAATGTTTCAAGGCAATCGAGAAGTTTCCTTGTATCAAAAAGAAGTTTGAATGGGGTCAAAAATGGATTACTGACCAAGAGAGTTCATTTTCGAAAAGATTGTTAGCATTTGTGTTGGTAGAAGGTTTATTTTTTTCTGGCTCATTCTGTGCTATATATTGGTTAAAGAAGAGAGGTTTAATGAAGGGACTTACGTTTTCAAATGAATTGATATCGAGAGATGAAGGTATGCATACAGATTTTGCGGTTTATTTATACAATACATATTGTGAGAGAATGGACTATGAAGATTTTAAGATTATGATAAAAGAAGCTGTTGAAATAGAAAAGGAGTTTATCACAGAAAGTTTACCTGTGAGATTAATAGGAATGAATGATATGTTAATGAAGGAATATATCGAGTTTGTTGCGGATAGACTATTATCACAATTAAAATATCAAAAATTATATAATACAGCAAATCCATTCTCATTTATGGAATTGATAAGTATGGACGGAAAGACAAACTTCTTCGAAAAGAGAGTGAGCGAATATAGTTTAGCACAAGGAGGCGATAGAGAGAAATGTTTTGATTTTACAACAACTAATTTTTAATATACTTGTAGAAATATAATTATATATAAAAACTACTTAAATATATTATCTTATGTATATATAAGTAGTGAGATAATGAGTGGTATCCAATTTTCTAAGTTTATGCGAAATCTGATTGAAGAAATGGAGAATAAAGGACTTGGTGATAAAACTATCAAGGGATATATTCAAAGATTATATTTCATTAATGGTAAAAAGAAGTTCCAAAGTTTAACATTTCTGAGGAAGACAGAGGAGGTCATAAAGTATCTGAAAGATAATCTATCTGTATCGACACAAAAATCGTATGCTGGAACAATTTTAAGTGTATTAGAATTGAAACCGAGTAAACTTAATGACAAGGCGAAAAAGGTATACAGCAGTTTTATTTCTGACGAAGATATCGAGAAATTGAACTCGGGAGAAAAAAGTGAAAAACAGAAGGATAATTGGATTAGTCAGAGTGAAATCCAAGATATCAAGAAAGAGTTAGAAAAGAAAGCGATTGAATATTCAAAGAAGCCACAAGTATCCATAACAGAATATAATGCGATTATGAAGAATATGTTGTTATCATTATACGTAAACCTTCCACCAAGAAGAGCGAGTGACTATGCTTTAATGAAGTTTCAAAACGATACTGGTGATAAGAAGTTTAACTATTTTACAGATAAGGATAAAATGGTATTCCATAATTACAAAACGAGTAAAACATACGGAACACAGACCATAGACGTAGCAAAGAATAAGGCATTATTGAAAGATATGAAAATGTATCTGAAACACAGAAAAGGTGATAATAATAATATGTTATTGGTAAAGGCGAATGGAGTTGCTTTTAATGCTATCAATGATATCACAAGAACATTAAATAGTATATTCGGAAAGAAAATATCAACAAATATGTTGAGAAGTATCTATGTAACTGACAAGTATGGAGAAATGAAATCTGGAATGATTGAAGACGCTGAGGCTATGTCTCATTCAGTAAAGACACAACAAACACAATACAATAAAGGTAAATAATTAAACACAAGAATAAAATAAATGTCGAATTAATGGTTTAGGTATTCTGTATCTTTCTAAACGATTATTTCCACCACCTATATTTTGAAATGTAATAGAGTGTTGGTTATTTTGCTTCATGTTGATACAATCATTATTACATTTTACATCTTTTAGATTAGGTATATTTGAGAGAAATGTAGTTGGTTTTTTATAACCAAAATCTGAAAACTTACAATAATCAAATACTTTATAATTATCATACTGAGGTCTGATTTCCTTGATATACTTCCACATTAGGGAGGTTTTCGGATTTTCAATCCACCAATATTTCGGTTTAAAATAATCAATAATTTCAAATACTTTGTCAACCATAGGCTTACCATATTTATCGATATCTTGAAGATATATTTTTTCACAGAATGGTTCGGTATATCCTTTCAAAACTTTACCATAGTTACCTTTTCTTAATAAACTCCACCACGTGCAAACAGGCGAAGCCGTAATGATATCAAATGAACCGGGTTCAAAAGTTTTGTAATCCCAAGTAAGAATATCAGTTTTAATGTGATTTTCAGAAACATAGCCAGGATTTAATTTTTCACAAGAAGCACCAATATCTCTATCGACAGACACACAAGAGTAATTTAATTCTTTACAGACAACACCGATAGAGTGAGTTCCACTGAACAATTCTAATACTTTCATAATATTATATAACCAGAAAATAATATTATGAAACAACGCTAAATTAACAATATAATTGTGTATTTGACAAGTTCATTTTATAAGCAACAAATACAGAGTAGAATGAAGTGTTTTTCCTTTCTTCTTCTCCGTCTTTACAATAGTGTAATTTTTGTCTTGGAGTAATAATTTGTGTATTATCGAAATCCATAATTTCGTGAAAATAATTAGAAAATGTATTCATAGAAGACATAATAATAATAAATGGTTTCCCTATTTCGATTAATCGTTTTAATACTTTCTTTTTGATTTCAGTTCCAAAAGGTATATTTGTGATAATAATATCACATTTCGGAACTTCACACGTTAACATATCCCATTCGGTATTTCCTACAACATTATATCCAAACCCTTTCCATATATCAATTGATTTAGAATTGACAGCGTTTAACATACACGCCTCCCAAATTACTTTATCTTTTGGAACTAATGGTTGGATTTTTCTCCACACCCACTCAGGAGTATAATAACTATCATAAACATTATATTTTGAATTGTCTTTGAAGTTAGCCATATTATATGTAGTGTATAGTATAATTTTACATTACATATATAATTGTATCAATGAACATATATTTATTTTTATTTGATTTTATAACTATACATACTATACAGACTATACATTAATATTATAATCATTATAATAAGATAAATACTTGAAGTATATATTGTTTTTGTTGGCTTGATAATTAGCAAAGAAACATTTGTTAGTTTTGGAATAATATGAAATAATATCTTTCTTTTTCATTCTCATAAACTCTTTTGTATTGAAGTTCGACAAATATCCATTTTCAATATACCATTCAATAAGTTTCTTCTTGGTATTGAGTTTTTCGGATTTTACGATTTGTTTAAACTCCCAGTTCAACATACTAACTCTTGACTCGTCATATTTTTCTAACCAAACCAAATGTCCACATTGGTTAATCTGAGAAACAACCGAGTTAAACTTTCCTTTCCAATACGATTTATCACCAACTGAATAGTCATTGATAACTGAAAGAATATCAGCATATAGAGGGGTGTTATCGAGTAGAATGGAATTAAGACACATAGTATATCCTATTATACTATACTATATCACCAATCCTTTAAGTAGTTTTTATATATATATTAATTTCTACAAATACATACTCAAATACTTATATAAAATAAAGTGACGTGACAATAAACTTATGGTTATATATTTAAGTAGTTTTAATTATATATATAGTAGAAAAAAAACAAAAAAAAAATAATACACGTAAACAATTCAAATACTTATTTCTTATTGATTTTCTTTCTACATATCGCACATTTATCGATTTGTGTAAAACATTCAGAACAATATTTATGACCACACCCAGTGACCTTCAAATCACCTTTTTCGATTGTTTCCATACAGATAGGACATTCAGTTTTTTTCTTCAATATCTCATTTGCGTCTTCGATTTCTTTCACCAAATGGATAGGTAATTCGTCAGAACATACTAATACTTGATTGTTTTGTTCTATTTGGTTCAAATACATTTCGTGAAGTTCGTCCATAAGCTCATAATTCTTAGCCCAAGCGAAGGATTTTTGCTTCATAAGAGAGTTGATTTGCTTATAGAGTTTATTCATAGTAGTCGACATAGTATATCCTATTATACTATACTATATCACCTATTCTTTAAGTAGATTTAATATATATATTAATTTCTACAATGTGTGTAGTGTATGGTAAAATGAGAACTCGATTTGTGCGTGATTGAATA